TCAAGCACTTCTATCATTTCCTTAAAGGTGGTAATGACGCAATAAATAGTATTCGTAGAGAATCTATGTTCATTAATATTCTAGAAGGACTTCATCCACTAGAAGCAGAAATTCTAATTCTTGTAAAGGATAAGAAACTTGATACCAAATATAAGGTTACAAAAGAAATTGTAAGTCAGGCATACCCATCTATTATTTGGGGAGGTCGTTCGTGAGTAAAAGCAGCAGTGTCGCAGAGGAAAAAACAACTGTGGAATGGACGGCAGAAGAAAAGAAAGATATTCCTTCCCGTTATGGATGTGAAATACTTTTAGAAAAAGCAACCCTACAACAACTAAAGGATCCATCATTTCCTCTTGATGCTAATATCGTAACTTATATTGTTAATGGTGAAACTTATACGGACCTCTGCCGTGGAAGCAAGGTAAGAATCTTTGACTTATATTTTGATAAGTTTGGACATGGTGCAGTTCAGAAGATTGCCTGGGGGTATGGTAAGGTAAGTCCAAGAATCTGGGGATATAAAGCACCAGAAAAGAAAAAACGCAAGTAACAGTAGCGGCACGATACACTTAAAGTATCGGTTGCTACTTTTTTAATTTTATGCTAATATATACAATACGTTCAACCCGTAAGGGTCGGAAGTAAGCCGACGCGGAACGGATCGTTCATTCGCTATTCGCAAATAGCGAACGCAACCGCCGACTGAAGGAACGCTCTTTAACCTAAACAACTAAGGAGAAAACCTAATGTCACAAGTAGTATATCGTGGTGTCCCTTATGACACCGAAATGCGTAAGCAAGATCAAACTCAACAACAACCTCAACAATACGATGCCCAGTATCGTGGAGTAAAGTTTGTTAAGGAGGTTGAGAAAAAATGAAAAATAATTGGCAACTTGTTTTAATCAAAAAACAAAAAGAAAAAGAACATCGTAAGCAGCAAGCAAAACTTGCAATGGCAATGCGTTGATATTCAGGGAGGGTTGACACCCTCCCTTTTTTTATGTAAAATAGGATGAAAGAACTATATGCAATGGACAAAGACAAATTAAAACTGATTGTCCGTAATTTAGAACTCTTGGTAGATTCCCTGAAAACAGAATTATATTCTGATGTTCAGGCATATAAATTTGATGATATTAAACCAAAAGATTTAGATTACGACGAAATTTTTGAGGATTCTGAATGAGAAACAAAAAGGCAATTAAACTGATTAAAGAAGCACTGAAGCAAGATTATTTGTATTCTGGTGAGGAACTTCAATTTATGAGGGCACAACTTTCTGTGCTAGAATTAGAAAAGAGCACATCAAACGAATACAAAGGATTTGGAAAAAAATGAGACCTATTAAAGCAAAGGATCTTCTAGAACTAGATCAAAATATGAAAGTTGTGATGATTCGTCAGACACAACTTCCACAGACTCTTGTTTATCAGGGTGGAAAGAATGATTATTCTGAGGAACCTATTCATACCAAGTTTCCCCCAGCAGAAAATGAATGTGGTAAATGGGTTATTGAGCAACTACTTGCAAATGAACGTGGGCACTGGGGTCCATTGGAGCATCCTGCGATTACTTTGGACTGCGTTGGATTTGTTCATAATGTAATGGTTCAGGCACGAACTCATCGTGTTGGAGTTTCTTTTGACGTTCAGTCGCAGCGTTACACTGGACGCCGTGTTCTGAAAGTTGCCAAGGGCGAACTCAAACCACAAGAGGTTTATTATGTGCGTCCAGAAGGTCTGTATTTGGACCGTAAAGGGCACAAGTATGAATGGACTAGGAATGATTATGAAAGGCAGTTAAAGTTCTGTCTGGCGGCATCTGAGAGGTATGCGGAGGCATTTGATACTCGTGGTATGGCTGAAGAGCATCTCCGAGATTATCTTCCACAGAATATTCGTCAAAACTTTGTGGTTTCATTCTCACTTCGTGCCGCACTACACTTTCTAGACCTTCGTGCAAAGATGGATGCTCAACTTGAAATTCAGGCACTTTGTGAAGGTATGGTTCCTATTATTAAACAATGGGTGCCTGAGATCTTTAGTTACTATGAAGAGAAGCGCCTTCATAAGGCACGTTTGAGTCCATAAATATTTTTGTAAATTATTATAAACAATGGCAATTTATCCGATTATTCACAAAGAAACTGGTGAGACCAAAGTGATTGAAATGAGCGTTCACGACATCACACAGTGGTATCAGGACAATTCCGAATGGAAACGGGATTGGTCACAAGGATCCGCAAGTCCAGGAGAGGTTGGTGAGTGGAAAGATAAACTCGTCTCACGAAATCCCGGATGGAACGATGTCCTTGGAGTTGCAGCAAAAGCACCTGGTTCTCGTGTAAAGAAAATCTAAACAACTAATATGGCAAGAAGAAAAAGAACGAATGACCAACCAATCGGTGTTGGACTTACAACCCGTCAGATGAAAAGGAAGAAGGCACTCGGAAGTGAATATCTTTTAGATATTGACCCACTCACAGACAATCAAAGAAAACTTTATGATGCATATGCCGAAGGCAAACATCTTGTTGCCTATGGATGTGCAGGAACGGGTAAGACTTTCATCACTCTTTATAATGCTCTTCGTGAAGTTCTTGATGAAAGAACTCCTTATGAGAAAATTTATCTAGTTCGTTCCTTAGTTGCTACAAGGGAGATTGGTTTCCTTCCTGGTTCCTATGAGGATAAGTCAGACATCTACCAGATTCCTTATAAGAATATGGTAAAATATATGTTCCAGATGCCTTCTGATGCCGAGTTTGAGATGCTCTATGGTAATCTTAAGTCTCAAGAAACCATTAAGTTCTGGAGCACCTCATTCTTGAGAGGCACCACGCTTGATAATTCGATTGTGATTGTAGATGAATTCCAAAACTGTACCAGCCACGAACTTGATTCAATCATTACTCGTGTTGGTGAGAACTCTAAGATTATGTTTTGTGGAGATGCTTCTCAGTCGGATTTGCAGAAATCTAATGACCGTAATGGAATTATTGATTTTATGAATGTCTTGCGTAAAATGCCATCTATTGATATAATAGAGTTTGGTGTTGATGATATTGTTCGTTCTGGACTTGTCAAAGAATACATCCTTGCGAAAATAGAAGTAGGTCTTTAATGTTCAATCATATTGATGTGACGCTCCCGAAACTTGATCGGGAGACTATTGATGGTATTCGATATTATAAAGTTCCTGATGATGAAGAACTACTCAAACTAGTTTCAATCACTTCTATCACAAGTCATTTCAATAAAGAAATCTTTGTGAAGTGGAGAAAGAAAGTTGGAGATGTAGAGGCAGACCGTATTACTAAACTTGCAACAAGTCGTGGTACGGATATGCATACTCTTACCGAGTATTTCCTGAAAAATCACGATCTTCCTACGGATATTCTTCCAATTTCAGAGTTTCTGTTTAATATTGCTAAATCAACTCTCAAGAATATTGATAATATTCACTCTCTTGAAGGTTCCCTATATAGTAAGCAATTAGGTATTGCCGGTACGGTTGATTGCATTGCCGAGTATAATGGTGAATTAGCAATCATCGACTTTAAGACTTCCAAAAAACCCAAACCAAGAGATTGGATTGACCATTATTTCGTTCAGTGCTGTGCTTATGCTGCAATGTACTACGAACTGACTGGAGTATCAGTCAAAAAATTTGTTATCATTATGTCCTGTGAAGACGGAGAATGTGTAGTTTATGAAGAATACGACAAAGCAAAGTACCTTAAATTGCTCGTCCAATATATTAGAAAATTTGTTGGAGATAAACTTGAGCAGTATGGAACCTAATAAGGAATTAGAGCAGGCAATAGAGGATAAGTTTCTGACTCCCTCCAAGTTTTCTCTTGAAATAGAGAAGATTGTTGCAGAGGAGAATATGAATTACATTGATGCTATTTGTCACTATTGTGAGATTAATAAGATTGAGGTAGATTCAATTACGAAACTTGTATCTAAACCCCTCAAAGAACGATTGAAGTATGATGCTATCAATCTAAACTTTATGAAAAAAACTTCCAGAGCAAAACTCCCTCTATGAGTCCATTTGAATGCTATCAACATTATCTCTCTCTTAAAAGTCATTTCACAAATCCAAAATACGATTTCTTTAAATATGGTGGGAAGTCACGGGCAACCGTAACTTCCTTCAACAAACGTAAGGATAAATACTGGTTTGAAAAATCCAGTCGTAAATATTCTGATAAAGAAATCGTAGATTATTTTCTTGCTAATTTTCTTGCTGCCGATAACCCACAAAACGTATGGATTGGAGAAATTATAAATTCTGGCGAAAGAACATACGTCGAGTGGATGAAACGACAGCAGAGTTTGACCTACTTGTTCAAAGAACAATCGGAACAATTACTCTCGGAAACAAAATTAGAAGATGCTTTCAACTGTTCGAAAGGTCATCCACCAATTCTAAAAAAGTTTCTGGGTGGGAAGATTTCTCCTGAAGTTCTAGTCATATACGATATAATCTTCCAGTTCGGGAATGTGTTTGATACTAAACTTATGGACCCAGTGTGGGAAACCGTAAGTTTAAAAATCAAGAAATATAAACCATTTCTAAATATTGATGTCTTTCAGTACAAAAAACTTTTACGGGAAATTGTAAATGAGTAAATTCTTTGACTCTGACCTTATACAAGAAGAACTTGAAGAAATCAATGACCTTCAAAAGTTCATTTATGGAAGTATTCTTACTTTTGGGTCAATGACTCGTGAAGATAAACTGGAACACATTGAAAAGATGACTTTGT